AACCGGCAGGCGCTCCATCATCTCGCATGCGGTCTCGCCCTTGCGCGGCGTCGGCAGCAGATGAATCATTGCCCGATCCCCGGCAACTCGTAATCGACGACGACAGTGAAGCCTTTGAACTTGCGGCGCAGAATCCACTCATTCGGCACGCCAACCCGGCGCAGAGCTTCATGCGCGGCGTCGGCGGCGCTCATCGTCAGGTTCTCCACGATGGTGCGCTGCATCACGTCGAACAGATCGGGCGGCACGTAGAGCGTTCCTTCTTCGACCACGCTGCGCATGATGAACGGCTCCTGCGTGCGGCCACTGGCGTAAGTCACAGCACGAACCTTCCTCCGTTGGCCTCGGCCATCTGCCGAATGCGCGCTGGCGTGATGCCGCGTCGCCACGCTCGAAAGACATCTGCGTAGCCATATTCGTGGCAAGCGTCTCGATAGGCCTTGGGCATGCTGTCGACCGCGTCCATGACCGGCTTCGCCACTTTCTCTGCGTAGTCGGGATGATCGGCAGCGACTTTCGGCTGATAGGCGTTCGTGATGCCGTCCGTCAACGGCCGGCCGTCGGCGGCGAACCGATCCGGCGCACTTGCGGCGTCGCGCTCCTCGGCTTGCCGCAGCCATGCCAACCGGGAAGCACGTTCACGGGCTCGGCCGACTATCGTTCGACGCAGCATCGGGTATCAGTGTCTCCGAGATCCGAACTAGCACCAGATGGCCGTTCCGATATTGGAAAGTCAATTCCCCGTGGAAACCCGCTCGGACCACTGGTGTGCCGACATAGGCGAACGACTGATCGGCGGCCATAGCGCGCTCGACAGCTTCGGGCGATGGAATGGTGCTGATGTGCGTCATCAGTTCGTCAGCCGAGCAGCGAGCGCTGTGCTTCTTGATTGGGCGCTGGCGTTAGACCGCTCGCACCGCCTTGATTAGTAACGGTATTCGACATTCCAGCACCGGCTGCTGCTGCGGCCATCGCGCGCTGGTTCGCACCCGCAGCATTCACACCGGCTGTCGCCATCGTCGGCGGAGTCGCGGCTGGTGGCGCAGGCGGCACCACAGCCGGTGTTGGAATGTGCGGACTGGAAAAAAGGGCACCCGTTTGACACCTCCAGGCTGTAAGGCCGAATTACAACAAGAACAGCAACTTGCCGCTCTTCTTCAGATTTTCTGCGACCGGGAGTGGTCGTAGATTAGCCAACGCCCAGCATGCCCGAAATTCGTCACTGTCGGCAGCATCAAAGGCAAACGACTTCACGGGCCTGATATGGTCTATATGCCAGACTTTCCCGTAATTCTGCCAGTTCATTTTGCCAGTAAACTGGCGCTCCAGATGGCGCCGAAGAGCGTGTAGGTCGTACCCCGTGAGCGTTTGCCACCGCCGCCCGCGTTTCGTTCCGCATAAACTCTGATTGATGTAGCTCGACACCGTGCGGTTCAATCGGATGATGGGGTCTTGCCGCCGACGTGTTCGCTGCCACTCATTTCTCGCTGCTTTCCGTTCAGGACGCTCGCGGTACTCTTTGCATTGCGCCAGAATTTCAACCTTCTTGGCCTCGTAGCGGGCTTTCGATTTCGCCTTCCCCTCTTCTGGATTGGCCGCGTAGCGGAGTTTGGCTCTGGCCAACATCTTCTCGCGGTTCTTCAGGTAAGCGCATTTCCGGCATCGACCACGCAGCAGTCCCTGAGCGTGGGGATGAAAGAATTCGCGTGTGGCCAGTTTCGCCTCTCCACAATCGCTACACGTCTTCATGTCGCCTAATTGGGGCCTCTGAACCCAACGCTCACGAGGCATCCTTAGACTCCCAATCCAAAGATAAGCGCCAGGATCACGAACGCACCGCCAGCGAGCGCGGCATAGCCGATGAACTCCCAGGCGTAGTCCCGCCAATGACGTGCCAGTCCGCGCCGGTCGAGCGCGAAAGCGGCGCGGACAGCCTGGCGCACCTCCACGAGCAGAACAGCCGCGGCTTTGGCTCCCTCTCGTACCAGTAGGCGACTAGGCCAAGCTTGACACCGCATACGCAGAACTCCTGACGCAGCTCAACCGGTTGCCGCCTGTTGTCCTCATACCACGCGAGGCAGGAAGCGGAACAGAACCATTCATCGCCCCGGTAAATCGGCGCCAGCGCCCTCATGAAGCTGATGACGCCGCAATGGCAGAGGGTGTTCACCACCAAGGCTTCTCGACGCGGCTTTCGGTTGTCTCGCTGGCGCAGCGGTAGCCCATCCGCCAGGCGAACGGTCCAAAAGCGACGCCGACCACGATGCCGACACACATACAGAGGACGTCGAGCAGCATCAGTCCGTGGTCTGCGGCTTCATCTGGCCGGCGGGTCCTGGCTGTAGCCGCGTGATATCGATCATGGGCGGGAATGCGCCAGCAATCCGCCTCACCTGCTGTAGGTCATCGGCATAAGAAGCTGCCGGCTCTAGCGCTCCAGGCTGGTCAACGCTGCCATACTTCGCGTTGGCGGTTTCGAGCGCCTTCACCCGCGCTTCAAGCTGCTGCACCTGATGATACAGCGCCGCGTGGCTGATACCCTGCGTGCCCTCGCTCATGACCGCCGGCTCTCCCAATCATCGAAATCCCGCGACGCCGACGGCCACAGGTAATAGGCTCCCAGCACAAGCGCCGCCGCCACGACCAGGAACACCCCGATCCCCAAGGACACAATGACCAGGAACGTATGAGCCATGGCGACGGATTCCTCCGAAAGAGCGATCTCAGCTTATGGCAATGAGCCGAGTCGCTCTAAGTCGGCGAGCCCGGCGGCCCGATCTCGTCGGTGGTCACCAGGAACAGATCTCCAGACTCGATAGTGACACGCACCAGACGCCAGCCTCGGCCGTTCTTATCAGCCTTCACCGGGCCAACCGCCTCGTCAGCGATGAACGGCACGTCACGGGCTGCACCGCAGGTGTTGTCCTCGGCCATCAGGTAGGCTCGCGCGTCGTCCACCTTGCCGATGGCGAGCAGATCACGGAGGTGTTCGGCATCCGCCTGCGTTTGGCAGGCAATGACAGGACCGCGGTATTTTCCCCCAGGCTGCAGCACCGTCGCATCCGCGCCAAACGCCGCATGGAACGCCGCGCCGAGCAGGACCAGCGCCACTGCAACGCTCGACCACACCGCAACTTGGCTCCAGCGCACCGTCATGCGAGCAGCCGCCTCACCAGGTCCTTGCCAGCAAGCGTCAGCCCTAGCACGACGGATCGACTGTCCTTCTCGTCCAGCACCCGCGTGATCAGGGGCGGATTGCACCGCTCGAACCGGTCGCACCCGCGTGTGACGGCGGATTTCGGCATTCCGAGCCACTTGGCGATGCCGCGAACCGTTCGCGGCGGCTCGCCGTTGCCCTTGTGGATGGCGGTGAGGATGCGCAGTTGGCGAATATTGGCGTCCTCATGGCCGTAGGAAGCCAGGGCAGCAACAGCTTTCTCGAAACTCACAATGGCTCCTTTGCGAATCGGCCCGCGATTCGAGCCTCTCCAGCGCCATACGTCCGACAGTTTCGAAAGTGCAAGCGGATTGTTGCGCACGAGCCGTTCGACACCACAATCCACCCAAAAGCCGGTTAATTCGCTGTTCGTTCTCTTTTCAAGAGGCTGAAATGGCGGTTTTCAGCCAGTTAGGGAGCGATCGACGCCATCACCGCCAGGTAGCGGGCCATCAGATCAGTGGCTTTTGAGGGGACTTGGGCGTCCAGGCATCCACCCGGTTTGATTAGCGGCGGATTGCGGAGGACTGCCGGCGACACCACGGGCAGCCGCGTACGGATCGTATTCCGTCTCGTAATTCGGCTTGCGCAGGATGCCGCCGACGATTTGCCGAGTGTGATCGCTCGGTTGCACTGGATAACTGAACGTCAGCGCCAGCGCATCGCCGTTGTCCGGCGAGGCCAAGCCGCGCTTCTTCATGTCCTCTTTACGCTCAAGCTGGATGGCGTCTCGCCCATCGAGCATCCGATACCCGTATTCCACGCCAGTCAGGTCTGCCTGTAGCTCCGGGTCGTAGTCCAACATCGCGCCAGGCAGCCAATCCCGCATCACGCCCCAGATCTCGGCCCGCTTATTCGCATAGGCCACCGCACCTTCCTGGGCGCTCTGCGACCGATCGGCCTTCGCCCCGAACTGCACCCCGAGCACGGGCAGCTTCAGAAACCTGCAATGGTCCACCACGCCGGCACCAACACCGCCTTCGTCGATGAAGATCGCGTCCGGCCGGTGCTCCATATAGACCTCGGCAATCCGGTAGGCCACCTGGACAGTGTCCGCCCCCCGCATCTTGATCGGCTGGATCGTGCGCGCATCTCGGCCGCGGCGAAGCCGGATCACGGTGGTGTCGTCACCGAACCGCGCCACGTCCACGCCCATGACAAGCGGATCCAGCACCGTCGCGATCACCTCGCGCTCCGCCGACATGGCGATCTCGACCAAGTCGGATGGAATGAACTGCATCGAGCCGGCCCGAGGGAACACTCCTCGAACACGGACGCGGACGAAGTCGCTGTCTTCCCCGTAGTCGTCAATCCATTGTTGGATCTGCTTTTTGTTCGTGAGCTTTGCGAGGCGACTGTCGATCTGGCGAGTGAGCCAGCGGTTGCGAAACCGGCCCCAGCACTCACGAAAGCGGCCCGTGTTGCGCGTCGGGTTGCCGAACGAACACCATAATATCTCCGTGTTGGTGTCCGTCATCGCGCCTTCGGTCGTCTCCCAGATCACGTCCGGGATAGCACTGGCCTCGTCGAAGAAGGCCAACACGCGCTTGCCCTGGTTATGGAGGCCAGCGAACGCCTCGACGTTCTTTTCAGACCAGGCGATGGCGTCGATACGCCATGTCCGCTCGTGCGCCGGATCCACCGAATACAGGCTCGTCGCCGTCATCGTGAACCAGTGTCGGGCGATGAACAGCCGGTACCACTTGCCGACTTCCGACCAGGTCTTGGTCCGAAGCTGCACCTCGGTGTTCGCCGTGACGACGCCCTTGGCGTCCTCGAACGTGCTCAACCCCCACAAGATCAGCCAGGAGACGAGCCCTGATTTACCAACCCCGTGGCCGGATGCCACCGCCACCCGCAAGGCGTCGGTCGGCGTCAACAACCCATCCCGTATCTGCTCGAGGATGTCCGCCTGCCACTTGTCAGGGCCGTCCTCGTGCTCAAGCTCGCTCCCGATCTCTCCCCATGGGAAAGCCCGCTGCACGAAAAGCAACGGGTCGCGGCTGCAGTCCTGAACGAGAAGGGCGGCTAAACGAAGTTCGGCGGCTTCCTCGGTCTCCACCGCGGCAATATCAGACATCCGCGCAACACTTCTCCACAGAAGCCGATACTAGGAATCGCGAGAAACGCACTTTGGACTGCCCAAACGTAAGATAATTACGAGCCACCGCCTGGAGCGCGCTTCCTCGCCGCGCTGATCCTGTCCGCCAACGAGCTTACGAGCGAGAACTCGCCGGCCACCTCGCTCTTCTCCTTCCACCGCTTGCCCTGCCGGTTCTTCAGCCACCAGCTTATCGCCTGGGTGTCCGGCGGATAGTGCTCGGTGAACGGCGCGTAGACCGGTTCTTCCGCTCCGGCCGGCATGAATATCTTAACAGATTCATGGCTGTAGCCGATCGCGCGCTTGTAAAGCCGCTCGGCCACATTGGCGTCAGCAGGCTCCTTCCCACGCGCGCGAGACTGCCGGAATTCAGGATATTTCTCGTCCCATTCGTAGATTTTCCGCTCGTCGATACCGAAGCCGCTGGCCAATTCTTTGTCGGTCAGGCCGAGCAGATGGAACCTGAAAGCTGCGGCCGGGTGGTATTCTGGGTCGTATTCTCCGGGCCGCCCACGGGGGCTTTTCCGGGGCTTGGGCGCGTCAGGTTCCGCTGCTCTGGCTTCTTTAATCTTCGCCTTCGCATAGGCGACCCGATGAATTGGCTTCGGTTTTTCGGCGTCCGGCTTTTCCACGCCGAACTCGCGCTTTTTCGCTGGCGCCGGCTTGCCGCGGAATTTCTCTGGCACCTCGAAAGCATCGAGGATGTCCTTGACTTTCCTGGCTTCTCTGGGAGTTGGGCGGCGTTTTGGCATGGGGGTAAAATGCGGCTTTATGGCGCAAAGGTCAATAGAATCGGGATACTGCATGTCACTCTAGCACTATATGTAGTGCGAAAGCGCTCACGCCGGGCGCTTCGGAGACCGCTGCGCGCCATGTTAGATTTCGACAAGAGATACAGCGACATCAGGATTCCTTATCCTCGTCTCCCATCCTTCGTGCGACAGCGACAATCCAATCAACCTCTTTCTGGATCGCCTCCTGTAAAGCTATCGACCCCGGACTTAGCGGTCGGCCAGCCGTCACCTCGTGTAGATGCTGCGCAGTCGCGTCCGAGAAATCCTCGTACATCTTGGTGGGATCGGGCCAGCGCGCTGCTTCATAGGCTAGGAGCTCGCTGGTGAACTGCACCAGGCCGAGTTGCGCGTCACCCGTCTCCGTAGCGAGTTGCTGGCGATCGGCGGAGCAGATCGCGGCCGAGTGCGGCGTGACGCTGCCCGACATTGGCACCGCGACGGCGTTCACCAACAAGGTGCGGAATGCGCTGGCGCGGCGTCAGGATGGGCTGGCCTGGGAGCGGGAGTCGATCACGGGGACCGTGCTTTGGCACGTCGCGGAAGATGCCAATGGTTTGCCAGACACAAGGCAAAAGGTGTCGGCGCCTTAGTTGCGACTCGGCTACTTTGGTATTGAGAAGGTGACGGGCGGGGCTGGCACCCCGCACACGTCTGAATCGCTAGGCGCGCGCCTGTGCAACATATGTAGCACGGAGCCGTAATTATGGCTATTCGATTCCACTCGGAGAAATTGCAGGTTACGGATGCACGGCATCCTTGTGGGTCACAATGATGCCGACAACGGTGGCGATGATCGAGATTATCGCGATCGCCAGTGCGATCGTGGCTCTTCTGTTTGCGGTTTCCGCCGCTGCGGCCGCCCGTTCAGCCGCTTCCGCTTGTCGGTCCGCCGCATCGGCTTGTCGGTCCACCGCAACCGCCTGTCGGTCGGCCGCAGCGGCCGCCTCTTTAGCTGCCGAGGCCGCTAGGACTGCTGCGTTTTTGGCCTCTCGCGCGATTTCGGTTTGCTCAGATTGGGAAGCGTCGTTGCGTGTACGCGCTTCCTGATCCTTCCATGACGGGCATTCCAGTAGAGTTCCTGGCGGCAGCCCCTCCTGCGCCGATATGTCGCGCAGTCGGATCATCGTGCCGTGGTTGATCCAGCGCCAACGGCAGATATCCGGTACCGGCAGTGGACCCTTCAGGCGCGCCTGTTCCGCGTCAATTGCCGCCTTCTCGGCCTGCGCTGCCGCAAGCTTTGCATCCGCCTCGCGATCCAGAGCATCAAGCTGTTGCAGCTTCTCAAGAAGCAATCGGTCGACCGGGTCCGCCATCCCCCTCCCCCCAAGAATGAACCTCAACGGTAGCGGAATGGTCGGCGCGAGTCAGTCCGCCCCCGCTATCTTGTGCCGCTGCCAATAGCCACAGAAATCCGGGCTGGGCTTGCTGGCCAGCGCCAGCTTGACGGTGTGCTGCACCTGTTCGCCGTTACTGACGCGCCGATTGTCCTCCCGCCAAGCTGCCTCTTGGGCATACCGGACCAAGTAGGGGCCGGCGACGTGGTGGTGGTGACCAATCTCGCCTCGCCGCAGCCGTGAGAAGAAAGACTCGGCGTTGTTCGAGTAGATGCCGTTGAGGCTGTAAGCCTGCTGATGGTCGATGCGGGCTACCTCGTACCGGCTGTGCAGGTCGTTCCATGACGGGGCTTCGTCTGCCACCAGCTTCGTGCCCTTGGCGACGCGAGAGGTAATCCAGCCCAGGGCGGCGGACTCTGACTTGAACACGGCCGGCAGCGTCTTCCCATCCCGCTCACGGACGACAACTACGACCTGGCGCTTGCCGTTCTGATTCTTGGCGAGGCGCCGATCCCGGCGATTCTCCTTCAGGTTGGCCGGCTTGATATAGCCTCCGAAGTACCCACCATCGACCTCGGCCGTCTTTCCCTCGCCGCCGATCCGGCTACCTTTCAGTTCGGACGCCATCGCTTCTCTGATCTTGTGGCCGAGCACGAACGCGGTCTTGTAGCTGGTGCCGAGATCGCGGGAGAGTGCCAGCGCGTTCTTACCCTTCACCTCGTTGCAGAACACGGCAATGGCCGCGAGGTAGGACTGCACCGGCATCTTGTGCCACGCGAACAGCGTGCCGCTCGTGGTGCTGAAGCTCTTGCCGCACGCCTTGCAGCGCCATTTCGGCGCACCCTTCGGGCGGCGGACGTTCCAGGCTTCCAGCGAGCCGCAGTGTGGGCAGACCGGCTTGCCATCCGTCTCGGGCCAGCGGATGCGGGCGAATGTCGTTTCGGCTTCCTCATTGGATAGCCGCATGACCTGGGCGAGCGTGAGAGTCTTGGCGGGACGGGAAAGAAGGAAATGCTGCGACATATCACCATATCCGGCTTGATGTCGCCATATATGATGATCTTCGGGAGGATTGTCAACAGAGAAATCGCCATATATGATCGTTGGCAGTCAAATATGGTGATATTTATGGATTTCGTATCCCGTGAACACGAATGGGCCGATCGCGCGAAGCGAATGCTTCAGGCCGAGCTAAAACGGGCCGGTGTCACTTACGAGGAGTTGGCGCGCCGGCTTCGCAACCATGGACTGGACGAAACGAAGCATTCGGTGGCGGGCAAGGTGGGACGCGGAACGTTCCCGGCATCTTTCTTCCTCGCCGCAATGATCGCGATCGGGCGAGAGAGTGTCAGACTCGATGATGTCTGATTGGTTGAAGACGGCCGCTCTATGCGTCTTCCTTTTGTGCGTGCCCGCGACGTGTGGAGTAGTTATCGTCGCTGAATACGGACGAACACATTTACCACGGCAGCAATACGCCGCACCACGCGATCAGGATGCCGAGAATCAAGAGGCTTCCACCCAGGTAATACCGAACATTGGCGCAGGCCCAGCCGGCCACCCCTCCGAGTCCGATGCCCAACGTATAGAACGCGAGAGTCGGGAGCGTTCCGCCAATGAGTACTGGTTGACTGCATATACCGGTCAACTTGCAAAATATACGCTGGGGCTCGCTGTCATAGCCGTACTCCAGGCGTTCTTCTTCGTATGGCAGTTGATACTTATGAATCGTGGAGTCAGAGACGCGAAGGATGCCGCCCAAGGCGCCAAAGATGGTGCCGCCGCAACTGCGTTGGTGGCCGCGGCCGCACAAAGCAACCTGATCGCGTCGAACCGGCCGTGGGTCAAGCTTGTCGCAATCAGAGCCGACGCTGGTCTCTTTCTTTCCAAAAGAGGAGCCGGACTCAATCTGTGGTTTTACATCCAAAACATCGGGCATTCGCCGGCCAAAAACGTGAAAATCCATATAGACGGACACCGGCAGGGAAGTCTTGGAAAGAACGTTTTCGACATCTTTGGGCGGGAGTACCTTCGCCCAACCGGAGAGGACGAATACAACTATGAGGACTGATGCGACCAATGCCGCTCGCCACCACATCGCACGCCACCGACACCGGAGGAATGGCGTCTAGGTGGCGATCCGCTACCAGCGGGTCATTTCCCCTTTGCGCCATAACACCGGTAAAATGCGGCTTTATGGCGCAATCTGCAAGCTCTCCGTGGAATGGGCTTCCAATCATTGCGCTATTGTGCTTCATTCTCAGCCGGGCGGCGCCTCGCGCCCACACTCAGGGGCACGGAGATATCCGTTATGGCACTGAAATCCTTCAACATTAAATCATTAGCAGACTTTCGGCGCGTTCTTAGGACGCCCGGCCTCAGTGTGCTGCTGATTGAGAACACGGCGGCGCCTCAGCCCCCTGACCATCCCTGCTGGCTGCCGAGGACTGTCGCTAAGGTGCAGACCAACTCCGTCGCCTTCAACGTTGCCGGCAAGAAGTGGTGGATTGACTTCGGCAAGGCATCCGAGTGGTCGTTTGATGGCGACGTGGCGACGAATACCCGCGAGCGTGGCCGCATTGCCTTCCGTCTCTCATTGCCGGCGGAGGGTTGATCCGATGGACGCTCAGGACAGGTTGTTCATCGGCATCTTCCCGACCGGCATCAGCTACGCCGATCGCACGGTCGAGCGCTGCGGCGACTACAAGCGGCTGGCGTTCCTCTCCTTCGCCACGCTGCGGCTGGTTATCGAGACAGATTGC